CCTCGGTGGCGGCAACGAAGCCTACGTCAAGCTCTACACCCAACAGGAGTACGACGGAGCTGTCGCGCTGGCCAAGGCCGAGATCATCACGGTGGCCATTGAGGCGACAAAGTATGCCATCGGCATTGAGCGCGAAGAGTGTGCCCTGCTGGTGGACTCGCTCTACCCCGAGGGCGCGCAACAGATCCGCGACCGGGCACTGATTGCAAAGCAGTAGGGTCGTAAATATAGGGTAAACACCTAGAAAATAATCCTGTGAGCTTTAACTTTCTGTTACACTAAAGGCTCTCCTAAACACACACACACACACCAAGGAAACCACCATGAACAAAGCAACTCGCAAAACTCTCGCAGACTTCACCAGCCGCGTCGAGGAGCTGAAAGGCCAGATGGCCGACATCTTGAGCCAGTTCGAGACCCTGAAGGACGAGATCCAAGAGCTGGCAGACGAGGAGCAAGAGAAGTTCGACAACATGCCCGAGGGCTTGCAAGAGGGCGACCGTGGTCAGGCCATGCAGGAAGCTGCCGACTCATTGTCCTCCGCTACTGACGAGATCGGCTCAGCCATCGACAGCATGGAATCAGCCATCGGCAACATCGAAGACGCGGTGCGAGCATGAACCAAGCAGAATTCAACGCCCTAGTCAACGCTGACATCCAGCGCTTGATGGTGCCCCCCAAGCGTTCGTTCGTGGTGACCGTGCTGTCCCGCACGAACCACTACGACGATATCACCGTGGAGGCGATCAGCGAGGACGATGCCATCGACCACGTGCTCGACACCCGGGCCTACGACATCCGCACACTGTTCTGCAACAACGTCGAGGTGAGCGTGTGAAGATCAACACCGAGCACGTTGTCCCACCGATCCCCAGCCGCATGTTCGACTGGACAGCTACAGAGGAGGACTACGAGCCCGGTGATCCTGTGGGCCGTGGCTGTACTGAGGCCGGGGCCATTGCAGACTTGCAAGAGCAATTGGATTAAACTCTGGCCAACGCGCTGAGAGATGCGCTTGGAGAAATTTATGGCAACAGGCAAGAGAATGGGTCGTCCACCGGGCGACACGCTCTATCCCAACAAGGAGGATCTGAAGGATCAGATCGTCGTTTGGATCAGCGAAGGCAAGACGCTACGCGACTTCTGCCGCAAGGATGATTCACCGAGTTTCAGGACAGTCTACGATTGGCTCGAGGCAGACAAAGAGTTCGATGCACGCTTCATGCGCGCGCGGGACTCGGGGCACGACGTAATTGCGGAGCAAGCCTTACACATTGCTGACAACATGCACATGGGCCGCAAGATAGTTACCCACAGCGGTGGCGACGAAGACAGCGACGCTATGGTGGTGACCGAAGAGGACATGCTCGGGCACCGCAAGTTGCAGATCGAAACCCGCCTCAAGCTGCTGGCCAAGTGGAACCCCAAGAAGTATGGCGACAAGACGATACTCGCAGGCGACGACACGGCGCCGGTGATAGTCGAGGCCAGCTTCGACATCTTCGGCGAGTTGCTGAAGAACATGACACTGAAACGCCAGACCGGTGAGTGACGTTGCCGAACTGCTGGCGGATCCCAAGATCCACGAGCAATACGCCAAGCTACCGGCCACACAGCGTGCCGCCTTCGACTGGCGTGCCCGATGGCTCATAGCGGCCCACAAGCATCAGATCGAGCCACCGGGCGACTGGTGGAGCATCTGGCTCATGTGTGCCGGTCGTGGGGCCGGTAAGACCCGCGCAGCGGCCGAGAACCTTGCATGGTGGGCATGGGAGCAGTCCAACACCCGCTGGCTGGTGTCCGCGCCCACGTCGGGCGACTTGAAGAGCACATGCTTCGAGGGCGATTCCGGCCTGCTTTCGGTCATCCCGTCAAGCCTTGTGCAAAAATACAACAGTTCCCTCCACGAGCTCACGCTGGTCAACGGATCGCTGATAAAGGGCATCCCCGCGTCGGAGCCCGAGCGCTTCAGGGGGCCACAGTTCCACGGCGGATGGCTCGACGAGTTGGCCGCGTGGGAGTACCTGCAAGAGTCGTGGGACATGATCCAGTTCGGCATTCGGCTGGGCCAGCACACTAAGTTGATCGCGTCCACCACGCCCAAGCCCAAGCCGGTGGTGATGGACTTGATCGACCGCGAGGGCGAGGATGTGGCGGTCAGCCGAGCCAGCACGTACAGCAATCTGGCTAACTTGGCGCCATCGTTCAAGAAGCAGATCATGCAGTACGAGGGCACCAAGCTGGGCCGCCAAGAGATCTACGCGGAGATCATCGACCCCGAGGAGGGCGGCATCGTCAAGCGCGAGTGGTTCAAGCTCTACCCAGCCGGTCGGCCATTCCCCAAGTTCGAGTTCATCTTGCAGAGCTTGGACTGTGCGACATCAGAAAAGACGGTCAACGACCCGACCGCCCACATCACACTGGGCGTGTTCAAGCCCGAGGACGGTGGCATGTGCGCGATGGTGATCGACTGCTGGCAAGAGCACTTGCAGTACCCCGACCTGCGGCCCAAGGTGCTCGACGAGTACGAGGTGGTCTACGGCGAGGGCAAGAACAAGAAGCGCGTCGACCTGCTGCTGGTGGAGGACAAGAGCGCTGGCATCTCGCTGATCCAAGACCTGCGCAGGGCTGGCGTGCCAGTCATCCCGTACAACCCGGGCAGGGCCGACAAGGTGCAACGGCTGTCCATCGTGGCCAACATCATCAAGGCTGGGCGCGTCTGGATTCCCGAGTCCAGCAACAAGAAGGGGTTCGTGCGCGACTGGGCCGAGGGCATGATCAGCCAGATATGCAGCTTCCCCGAGGGCACAGCGCATGACGACTTCGTGGACGCGATGAGTCAGGCCCTGCGCTACCTGCGCGACGCTGGCTGGCTCACGATCGACTTCCCCAAAGAGTGGGTGGACGAGGACGACTACGCTGACGCCAACCCGCACCCACGCGGCAACCCCTATGATTGTTGAGGCGCCCACGGCATAATCGGGGCAAACCAAGCAGAGAACCCCATGCAAGAAACCAACGGGAAGAAATATGACACAAAGCAAGAAGGACCATTCTGGCGCGTCCGTCCGCGCAATATTGCGCAAAGCGGAGCAACTGCGCAAGGCTTACGAGGCGCGAGTGGGCGCGATACCGTCACGCCACGCGGACCTGCACGAGACACAGTTTCGCAACCGCTTGAGGATGCAGACATCCGGGAAGTGATCCGAAGCAAGGCGGGTTTTGCCCACCAAGCCGCCGACGAGTACACACGGCAGCATTTCAACAAGCCTTACGCACCCATCGAGAACACGGAAAGCTCACTGCAAAAGCAGGCGCCCATCGGGCGTGCCTTCGCACTGGCGGCCACTGGCGACCCGGAATACAAGAAGGCCGTGTTTGAGGCGTACCAGAAGCAGATGCCCGAGGCCATGCACGCCAAGGACTACGACGACCTGCTGGCCCAAGCCTACCGGCAACTGGCCCACGAGACCAAGAAGCAGTTTGACACCTTGCCGCTGAACATGAGCTACCACCGCAACGGTGAAGGCAATTACGGCACCAGCAAAGAAATGCTGAAGGACATCTACAACAACAAGCACATGGCGGTCTACCAAGGCGGTGAGCCCCATGAGTTCTTGCACGAGGTAGATCCCACCACCGGGTTGAGCACCAATGACATGTTCAGGGCGGTCCACGACTTCTACGGCCATGCCGTACACGGCACCGAGTTCGGACCCAAAGGCGAAGAGAAGGCGTGGGCGGCACATTCAGCCATGTTCACCCCGCTGGCCCAAGCCGCACTGACCGCTGAGACACGTGGGCAAAACAGCTTGGTGAACTACTCGCCACTGAACGCGGAGTTGAAGAACGAGGTGCGCAAGCAGGACGAAGCCGCACACCACGCGCGAAGCAAGGGCCATCACGAGCAGGCGAAGGCGTTCGAGGACACGAAGCAGGAGCTTATGAGCCACTTCCAGTTTGCCCCTCAAAAGGCCGTGCTACTGCCGCCCGAGATGAATCAGGGTGGGTACGCCGGGGGCGTGCCGACGTACATCAGGCCGCTGATCAAGCCTAAGCACGGCACAAGCGCAACGCTCACGCACTTCAGCAACGAGCCCAACCTGACGGCCACGGACCCCGCGCGCTATGGCACGGGCATCAAAGGCGCGGAGGCTGAGAGGCTGACCTACCCCAACGCCGTGCGCAACCGGTCCTACTACTACGCCGGTGAGCCCGAGCGAGGTGAACAAGGGCTGGGCACGCACCGCTACACCGCGCAGGCATCGGGCATGTACGACACCCACGCCGACCCTGAGCGCTTGGGCGTGCTGGCGCGGCACTACAACACCACGCCCATGAGCGCGCCCTACAACACGGGCGTGGCAGACCCA